CAACGATATTAATCATCAATTTGGAATTTATGAAATGATGATGGGAGATGCAGCAGCTGCTCCACAAACATATAAAGCTACTATCTCTCTTGATGAATATGGACAACGTAAAATTAGAAGTAAACTCGCTGATATCGAAACATCACTACAACGTATGGGTGAAGTTATCGTACCATTTATTCAACAACTCTATACACAAGAGAAAATAATAAGACTTATCCAACCTAATAATTCTATAAATGAATTTGTTATTAATAAACGCATGGTCGATGATAAAACTCAGGAAATAAAAGTTATGAATGATATTTCTCGTGGGAACTATGATATAAAAATAGTTACCGGATCAACATTACCTAGTAACCGATATGCAGAACTTGAATTGTATATGGAGAACTATAAAATGGGAATTATCGATAGAACTGAAGTTTTAAAGAAAACTGATATTTTTGATAAAGAAGGAGTTCTTTCCCGTATTGATGCAGTTGAACAATTAAAACGACAAGTCTCTGCTATGGGAGAAGAAATTAAAAAACTTAGAGGAGATCTCCAAACACGAGAACGTGAAATATATCATGCTAAACAAGAAGCAGAACTTTCTAAATTTAAAACAAGTCTAAAGTCAAATGAGGCTGAGGTACGTGCTGCAAAAACATTATATACAGCACGACTTGAAGATGATCTTACGTCTCGTCGGCAAGATGATAAAAAAGTGGATAATCCCTAATAGGGAAGTCACGGAGGAAAAATGTCAGAAGTAAAAAACCCGCAAGGAGAATCTCAGGAACAAAACCCTGGGGTTAACTCTACAACGAAAGAACCTGAAATCGCAGATGATTTCTTCTCTTCCCTGCTCGGAGGAACTAACGAAGCATTTGCTCCATTAGAATCAGAAGAATCAGAAGAAACCACTGACGAAAATGTAACGCAACCTACATCAGAGCAGACTCCTCAAGTTCAACCAACGCAGGAATCTAAACAAGATCAACCTACAGCAGAAGAACTTGAAGAAAGAAGTTCAAGGTATTTCCAATCATTAGCGGATAAACGACAAAATGAGATTGACCAATTAAAGAGTCAGTTAAACATGATGAAGTCTAATCCACAAGCTGGAACTCAGCCATCCCCTGGTGTTGTCCCACAGCAGAGTACTCAGCAACCTGATGATGAAATCCTTACTAAACGCTTTGAAGAAGTTGCTCCCCCTCCACAACGGCCACAGAAGCCAGCAGGTTTCAGTCGTACTGAAGCATATAGCGATCCGTCATCTGCTTCTGCAAAGTATCTTGATGAACATGATGCTTGGCGGGATAACATGGACGAATATCGTGATTTAAAAGCACAGTATGAACGTGTACAACAAGATGCTCTAGCACAAAAGCAAAATCAAGCTAGATTAAAAGAACAACAACTACAGCAAATGCGTATTACTCAAGAACAAAATATGCGCAAAATAGTACAGCATCTACGTGAGGGATATGGTGCTAGTGATGAACAAATCCGTGGGTTCTTTGAGGCTATGGCAAAAAAGAGCCAACTTACAGTTGACGATTTATGGAAATTACAAACCCTCAACCAAGGCCAAATAGCACCTACAAAACAAACAAATCAAACGGCTCAACCAAGCCAGCAGTTTACACAGCGGCAACAAACCCAGAATGTTCCATTACCAATGGGGACTATTCCTAATACTACCCCTAATATAGGGAAAAGTGAGGGTGATCTCTTTATTGAAACACTACTGGGTGAGGTTAAAAAACGGAATCCGTTTGGATAGGAGAAAAAATGCCTATTAATATTTCAACAGTTTCTAATGAAGTTTATTCAAATCTTGGGGGACTCGGGTCACAAGCTGCAACTTCTTTAGATAATCAGCGAAGAGTATTTGCGCTTGGGGATAAGGTTGCAGAACTTCAACCTCAGCGTAATATCTTTTTTGCATACTTAAACCGCCACCGTAAAGAAGCTACAAATGATGCTGTTTTTAAGATGCTCGAACAGAGACATCAATGGCAACGGCGTAACTTCTCAGTAAAGACTTCTATCACACTCTCTACGACTTCTACTGGGCAAATAGCAACTACAGAAGATGATGATCTTGTATTGGTTTGTGATTATGACAAATTTGGACGACTTGAATCAAATTGTCAGTGTAGATTCCTGCTCCCTGGACAGGTGATAACACTCAAATCAAGTGAAGGTAATCTCTATAACATTCGTATTGATACGAGTGCTGCTATTACTCACAGTGGTACAGATGGAGTTGATGGAGCTACTACCATTACCCTTTCCAATACGGGGACTCAGATCTCATTTACCCGCCCTAATAGCAAACGTGATGCTAGTACTACTATCACATTTAATGCTGGAGGTAAAGGGCAGGTCGTTGGATCAGCTTTTGCTGAAGCTACCGGAGCACCAGAAGGCTGGAGAGATGAGTTGTATGACCGTGAAGGATACACTCAGATATTCAAAACTGCTGTTCCTCTGATGTCTGGAACTTCATTAGCAACGGAATATCGAGGAATAAAAAACGAATGGAAACGGATATGGCTTGAAAAAATATTAGAACATAATATGGATCAGGAAACTGCTTGTATGTTTGGCTTTGGTCAAAAGGGCGGTGGAACTGATATTCAGTATAGTTGGGGAATCCTTCCATATACAGAACTATACGGGAAGAATTATGACTTGTTATATGATAACTTTAGTTATGATAAATTCCTTGATATTTCTGAAGATTTCTTTGCTCCTGAAAGTGGTAATAGTATGGATAAGCTTGTTCTGTGTTCTCGCAAAATACTTAACAGAATGAATCGCCTTGGAGAAACTGGGTTTATTCAAAATACATTCAGCAGCAGATCATTTAATCTTGATGTACAAAACATTAAGGGTTCTTTCGGACAAACTGTTACTAAAATAGACACTCTGTTTGGTAACTTCCACTTTGTCGCAAGTCCTCTTCTTCGTGGTGTTCATGAAGATTATGCAATTGCAGTTGATCTTGCAAATGTTAAGTGGCGTCCATTAAAAGGTAATGGTATCAGCAGAGATACCTTTGTTAAAACAAACATTCAAGATAATGATGTTGATGGTCGAGTTGATTTGATTACCACAGAAGCTGGTTTACAGATTGATCTTCCTGAAACTCATGCTATTTTGAAGTTTGCATAAGGAGAAATTATGTCTTTAACTAAAAGTGAATGGAAAGTAGCTAGTGATCCTGCTAACCGTGGGTTTCTTTCTTGTACTTGCACTGTTGAACAAACTACTGAAGAGAATGATGCCTACACGCTCAAAACTCCTAAAGCTCTAAATCCAAGTAAGCCATGGCAATTGATTGTGTCTTTTGATGATCCTCCTGACGGATCAGCTCTTCCAATTGATTTATATGTTGGCTGGGATGAAGACTTTAAGATCACAGGTGATGGTGCTACAGTTTCTGCTGATTATGGAGTTAAATATAAGCAGATTCTTGATGATTGTAAAGCTGGTGCAACGCTATGCTTTAATATGGACCCGACTTCAACAATTGCAGATGTCGTTACAATTGCTGCTGTTGGCTCAGGCTTAAAAGTTAAGCCTCCAATTGCTCCATTTTATGCATTTAATCTCAATGGTGGGAGTACGCTTTCTGCTACTACCGTCATGTGGAAGATTATACAAAAACAATAAGAGATGGCGGGGTTAATACCCCGCTTCTTTTGAGGGAATATGAGTGCAATAACAAATTTTAAGGATATGATTATTGATCTTATCGGTAGTATTCCTGACTCAGTAACAGATAGTGGAGAAGCTATTTTTACTGATGGGGTTAGAGATACCATTGAACGCTTTGCTATTATCAATCCGAATATGCTCCACCTATTCTCGGAAGCTAAATCTTTTCAACCCGATAAGGGACAATTGATTGAGAATAATCATATTGTGCTTGTTACTGCTAATAATTCTGTAGATGATATTTCTTGTACTATGATCCCCGTATATATGAAACAAAAAGCAAGAAAGGGATCTGGAAGCCTTTACGAAGCGACAATATATAGCCCTGTCTGTTATATACTCGATAAGATACTATACACACTTCCTGATTGTGATTATACTGTTGAAGTTGTTGAAGAAAGCCTTTCAGAAGCTTTACATAATCCACTTGGATCAATTGCAATTGTAGCAGGAACTCCTGCTGTTGGAGATATTTTTAAGGTTTCAGGAACTCTTGATTTTACTGGAAGTGAACTTTATCTCGCAAAGAATAATGTTTCTCCTGAAGCTGGAGATTATTTTATGCTTACTAATGTTACAGTAGGTAGTGAATCTTTATCATATCTAAAGAAGTCAACTGTACACATGGTTACTGTTGGAGAAGTTGTTAATTATGAATCTGGGATAAGCTCTATTTTATATTTCCCTTCTGATTATTACCGAATGCCTATCTATTATACGGCTTCTGTTTTAGCAAGAATAAAGGCCTTAGAGAGCATTATAAATAATACTGAGTTATCTAGTGCTCTTTCAGCACTTAATGCAGCTGCAAGGAAATTAGGTAATGTTGAAACTCTAATTTCTACTGCCGCTGATACAGCGGGTACTCATTTTGATAATATCAGCTTTACTAAGTTTGATACAGCTATAGCAGAAGTTGAAGATATTATGAAAATACAAAGTCCTGATTGGGAATCTTTTATAGGAGATGAAGATGCCGAAATGTCAGGAGCTATCTTAGGTGGAGTTCAAGCTAGAATAAATGAAGCACAAAGTCAATTAACTGCTATTGGTAAAAATATTGAGACTGCTTCAGGATATAATTTAATTACACAGGGATATGCTCAAGAAGCAAATGCCATATTCCAAGAAGTCCAGTCTTTTATGTACAATGTACAAGCTTCTCTTTCTCGTGTAAAGGCAGAAGCAGAATCCAGTATCGCACAAGCTAATAATCTTTCTGAGATGTACGAAAGAATGTTTATCCCATACCAGCAAAAGGAGGCTAAATAATGGCTACTACACAAAAAGAACTTATTGAGCTTGTACAGCAACATTTCCCTAATAAGGGACATGTCGAAATTCGGAAGATGCTTAATCGTGCACAAGATGAGATTTGCTCATCTGCAGAACCTTTACAAAGTTTTCTTGAGATAACAACTGTAGCTGGAACAAGATTTTATACTCCTGTAGTAGATATTATCAAAATATCAAGAGTTGAAATGCAGGATGAAAACGGACAATACTTTCAGATCCCCCGTCTTTTAGGTTCAGTATCAAGTAATGGAGATTAACATGGCTGATATAAGAAACTACA